GTGACAGCTAATGCAGCGATATCTGCGAGTTGAGCATCATAAGCTTGAACATCGGTTCCGATAGCAAGACCTAGGTTAGTTCTAGCAGTGGCTGCTGCGGCAACATCAGAAAGGTTATTAGCAGCAAGGAGGTCTCCTGTGCCGATGCCTGAGGTAGACGCTATGAAATTAGCCCCGTCCCACTTAATGAACTCTCCTGAAGAAGGGGACAATCCTGAGATGTCTGCTAGTTTATCATGATAGGCCTGAACATCCGTTCCAATAGCCAACCCTAAATTAGTTCGTGCAGTAGCGGCTGTACCAATATCACTCAGATTGTTAGCCACGAGGAGAGCTTCAGCAGTACTTGGAACGCCCAAGGAAGTTCTAACAGTAGCCCCTGTCTCAGCTACCCAAGTAGAGCCATTACCTACTATGAAGTTACTGTCTGTAGGCGTTAACGCCAAGATGTCTGTAAGACCTGAATCATAAGCCTGTACGTCACTTCCAATAGCAACACCCAAAGCGGTTCTGGCAGCGGCAGCAGTAGTTGCTGCAGTGCCGCCATTAGCTATAGGGAGAGTACCCGATACAGAAGTCGTTAGGACGACTTTAGGAGCATCCCCTGTAGTCCCATCATGCTGATGCCCTGTAGTAGCGTGGAAGGCAGCATCAATAGCGTTGAGCTCATTATTAATCTGAGAAGCTTCGATAGCATTAGCTGTAACGATGTTAGCCGCTTCTTGCCGTGTGTATCCAGCCATTATTGTAGTCCTTTAGGTGTATATTGTACTGTAAAGCCATCCACGATGTAAGGGGAGTCTGTTACCCCTGAACTCGTGAGGGTTATAGCGTGAAAGAAGCAGGAGCCAATGAGATTAACTTCTACTGTCTGATCGTAGGCAGATTGTGCCCATGTAGACCCATCCCCCCATGTAGATCCATCTCCCCAAACTGAGGGTGCTGCTGATAAGTAATCCCCTAAGTTAATGGAAGGGGGCTGTGGAATACCGAGTGCGTCAAGGTCAAGAGAGTTTGAGAGAGTTATATCAGCACCCTGCTCAAGCCGTAAATAGACTTTAATACTATGGAGGACTTTCCTGCGCTCTGTCTCTCCATAATACCATTGAGGAAATGTCATTGTAGATGTTAGAGCTGTTCCATCAACAGTGATGCCTTGTTCAAACTCATAGACATAGCCATCGAAGCCCCCATAAACTACAACTTCATTAATCCCATCATAGTCCCAATCAGAACAAGCTACCTTGAAGCCTCTCAGGTCAAACCATTCCCATTCCGTCTGTAGTTCAGGAAGCTGGAGAGACTCTGCAGTAAGATGCCCTAGGAGTCCTTTAGAGACTTCAGCAGAAGTTGCAGAAGAATCCCAAAAGATCCTATACTGGGACTTGGAGGGGATTACGATGGAAGATATTTCATCCGTTCCTACTGCTTCAACAACTTCATTAATCCTGGCTTCAATACCTCGGGTAGTAGTATCAAGGTCAATATCCCCGATCTTATCTGTACCAGCCAGAGAGCGCATACCATCCTGTGCGAGGAAGAAGATGTCACTACCGACTTCTTGTACAGTGTCTGGGGCGATGCAGCCTATGCGGCCTGTTACAGGAACTAGCTCCCAGTCAGTTTGGTTAGACCCTATAAGTTTAACAATATTATTAGGGCCGAATACATAAAGGGCTTCACGCCATACTGCTAACTGATTTATTGTAAACCCTACGTTAATCTCTGTAGCAGCTAGGGTGAAATCAGTCTCGTCCCCCGCAGAAGAGATAAACAGGCTAGTTCCTTTTAGGAAGCACATATGCCGCTTAAAGGGAGCCACTGCGAAAGCTCCTTGAGGAGCATCTGTTAATTCTGTGTAAGTCGTATCTGCTTGATACCTGATAGGGTAGTCAGTTCCATTAACCAACACGATAGAATCTTGCACCCAGTGGTATCTTGCAGCTCTATATTTAGCAGCCGTTCGTCCTGTAACAATAGAGGTCCAAGTAGTGCCTGTACCAAACTCCACATTGCCTTCACGGCAACCTACAACACCTGAGTTAAAAGGGAAGGTGCCTAGCACAGCTCCTGTACCTGTAAGGGCCGTAGCTGAGTACTTCTCAGAGCCGTTAATTCTCCGGTAGCCTCGTCCTACAGCGCCTTCAATGTTCTGCCCTGCAATGAGAGTTCCCGGAGCCCTCTCTCCTTGACTTAACAAGGTGGTGGACTCAATGATTCCTCCAGAGGCTTCTATATTCTTTATCTTCTGTAAGCTAGGCATTTAGCTGACTCTTAGTACATTAGTGGAAGAAGACCTTCCAGCATCTCTCATATCGAATACTCTCTCAGTCTTATTAATAAGGAGAGTCCTCATGTGTAGGAGACCTTCTTGCCACGCTGATCGGGCGATAGTAGCCTGCTGGTCATTATCATGGAACATATAACAAGCCCATAAAGCTCGTTGGACGATTATGTAATCGAACCTGGAAGGGATAGTGGTAGTATCGTCATGGGCGGATACTTCCGTAGGAATACCCCAATACTCGTAATCCACAGTATATGCAGCGTCAGAGTATCCGGGGTAGAATATCGCTTTATAGTTCTGAGAGGGGACAACGAAGTCAGGCTTGCCTGCACCAGTAGAGTCATAGTTAGCGTTCTTAGCTCTAAGTCCATACTTTAGGTATTCGTCATAAGGGAGGAGGGAGAGATACTTTTCCTCTACATCAGAAGTAGGGACTTCCTTAGTCATATGGAAGGACTCCCAATCAATAGCTTGAGCGTCTGCCGCCAAAGCATATTCAGTAGTGCCATCTGTAGCTAAGGTAATAGTATCTGTGGAGTGATTGAAAGGCCACTCTATCTCTGCTTGTTGGATGTCTCCAATAGCATCTACGACAGAGTCCTTTGCTACGGCATGGAAGCCAGAAGCAGAGGCGAATGTTCCTGAAGTAAGCTCTACTTCATTCAAGCGGCGGAGGACTTTATTAGTTAGGGATAAGTATGTACTGCCCATTTCTAGAGGGTCCTTCCTTTATGTTTATGATGTAGACATGAATGTCAGATATGTTTACCTTATGGATAATAGTGGATACGTTTATGGATATCCCTTAGCATTCATAAGGTAAGTACGAGGGGGACAGCGTTTGTGCCATCCTCCCTCAATACCTATGTTACGTCAGTTACGCAGAGTCTGGGTGGTAGTCTGCACTAATATCAGCACAAATTACCGAGACTTCAGCAACCCAGTCATCATTAGCAGCCGAGATAGTCTTGATCGTTAGATCAATCGTATCTGCAGTAGCACTAACAAAAGCACTAGCTGCCAAATTACCATTCGTACCAACAACAGGGATACCTGCCGTAGTACCATCGCCACCATCTAGCAAAGTATCACCAGCGGCAATACCTAGATCAACAGTGAGGGTAGTGCCCGTGTCAGCAGTCGTAAAATCTACGATGCCAGCAAGGACATAATGGTAGGCAGGAAGGTTGATGATCTGAAAAGTATCAGCAGCAATCAACGCAGTGCCAGTGGCAGCTACGCATTCTGCGGCAGTTACTCGACGCTTCAGAACCACGAAACCATTAGTGCCACGACGACCTGGGAAGGAACCAGCAGTGGTTACTTCGCCAGAAGGCGTAAGGTCATTAGTTGTAGCCATAGTATACTATCCTTTCCTACGCCGTGCGCCAGTTTGCGCCAACGAGAGCTTCGGTGCGAAGGGCCTTACGACCAAACACATGCAAACCTCGGACGACATCAGCAAAGCTGTCTGGGTCACGATAAGTTTCGGTCTTATTGATCTGCTCAGCAGAAGCTACAGCAGAAATATGACCAGCCAGCAACCAAGTGCCATTAGTACCAGAAGTTGCGGTAGAGCCCGTACCTACGGTGCCCAAGTTGTTGGACATGAAGACGTTGAAGCCACGGATGTTACCATCTGCAACACGACCGTTACGCAAGATGCCTTTTTCAGCATAGTCCGCGCTCAGGAGGTTACTGTCTTCATCACCAATCAGCTCCCAGAAGAATGGATCGGCTACGAACCAACGGCCTTCTTCAGGAACATCTGCTTCGTCGAGCAAACGCTTACAACGATTCAGAATACTCAGTGGAGTATAATCAGGGCTACCAGAATTAGCGATAGTGGCCTGAGAAGCTTCCGTACCTAGCTGATTAGCAGCAGGGATTTGGGAGTCAATATAAGCAAGGATGTTAGTATCCATGCCATTTGCTAGTTTGTAGCCTGCACGACTAGACGCCATCTGGGTCCAATTGTTATGGGCATGTTTAGCTTCAATGTCATCCACTTTGAATGCAAAGAAGTTCGCTTGATCGACTGTCAGTGTAATTTCATCATCATCAAGATCCTGAGCAGTAACCTGCGTACCACGAGCGTACGGGCTTACTGAAACATCCTTAGTATTACGAAGGTCTTTTTAATTACACCTTCCTTTGCGTTTCCACAAAGATTAGACTATATCTTCACCCCTGAAGGGTGTCTTGCGCTCTTGGGCATATACTTATCTATGTGCTGTATCTTGTACTTTAAGCAAGGCACTATATAGGGGGCGATAATTGACACAAGCTCTTTCGAGGCTGTTGTATTGAATCTAAGGGAGTATCCTAGGGGTAGTGATCTCTTGTCCACATCAAACTTAGGGGATATAGAGTACTTGTCCTCAAACCACTTTCTCCAGAGAAGGGCTTCTTCCTCTGTGCAGTAAGTGGCTATCCTCGTAGTCGCTGAAGTGGGTATCCCTACCTTATTCTTCAAGACCTTTCCTGACCCATCATCCATGAAAAGAAGAGCTAAACTGTAGTCCGTCAAATATCCTAGGACCTTCTCAGTTATCTTCTTCTTGCCCGTACTATAAAGTACTCTGTGCATCTGCCTAAAATACTTATGATTCTTGTAGAGCTGATGATTTGTATAGACCTTACCTGTCTTCTTATTTTTTGACCTGTAAGTATACAAGGAAGGAGGTTTGCCCCCTAGGGTAGAATGCAGAAGTCTTTTCTTCTCCTCTAAGTATTCTAGCTGCTTAGGTCCGTGACCTATAACTAATCTAGCGGTCTTAGGGGATTGGTCCTTACTTATATGCAAGCATCCGTCTCCTAGAGCAAGGCCGTAAAGTATGCCCCTATCTCTCTTATTCAATTTTATCGTCCTTTCGTTGGCCACGAGGGCTACTACTTGAGTTTAAGTATATACCTAGTCGTTGAACCTTCCCGTTTCCGGGCTTGGCTGCTGATTACCATTTTACAGGTTCCCAGCAATTCACAAGATGTTTACTATTATATTACTATAACAGGACCCAATGCTTCTCTAGGTTCTTTAATGATCTTAACGGTATCACCGTACATAACCCTTTGATTATAAAGGGTTTTTATTACCTTAGGACTATTTAAGTCCTAATTCTTAATGTTTATTTCCATTAAGATTAGACCATATCATCCCCATTTGACAGGGGTTTGGCGCTCGTGTGAAGTACAAAGTCTTCTAGGAACCTCATTTTATATTCCATAGAGGGAATAATATAAGGCCAAATGAAAGAAGCATAGCGGTGTGCTGCCTTAGTATTCATACAGATATTGTAATGGATATGACCATTACTCTTCCTCTTATGAATCCGGGCATCAACTCCCCAAACCTCCTTAAAGTAAGTTTGGATAATCTCTGCTTCTTCTTTAGAACAATGAGTAGCAAGGGACATTTGAATACTGGAAATATTCCCTGTCTTCTTGCTCGTATACCCCCTGATGGAGCCATCATCCATGTACCAAAGAGCTAGTCCTTGGGGGGTCAGATAGTTCAGCATCTTTCGAGTATACGTTTTTGTACCTTCGGGGTAAAGAACTTTTCTTATTTGATTAAAGTAAAGGAGAGTCCTGCTGTAGCTTAGGCTCTTATATACTTTATCCGTTCTTTTGTCGTGCCTCTCTCTGTAGTGAATCTCAGGTCTCTTGCCCCCGCAGATACTATGCATAAGATCTCGCTTATGCTTAATATACTCGCTTTGGGCTACTGAGTGCTCTGTCAGAAAGCAGACATTTATACCTCTATCCCTGTTGCGAGGGCGAAGGTAAGAACCTCCAATAGCCATCCCGTAGAGGATGCCTCGTTGGTTTCTGTTCATTATTTTCCTTTTGGATGCGAGCTAAGTGCATGAAGCATGCTCGATTAGTATTGTACTTCTTGGTCGTTGAACCTTCCCGTTTCCGGGCTTGGCTGCTGATTACCGTCTCAGGCTTCCCAGCAATTCACCAAATTTTCCTTACAGGTTTCCCTCGCAAGGGGACTACTAGTTAATCCTTGATCTCACCAAAATACGCGATTATTATCTTAAAAGCATTTAACTTTTAATTCTCAATGTTCTTATTCCATTGAGGCTGGACTATATCATCATCCTTCATGTCCATGTGAGGATGTCTAGCGCTCTTGCGAAGTACAAAATCTTCTAGGTGTCGTAACTTATATTCCATAGAAGGAATCATATGCGGCCAAATAAAAGAGGCTAGGCGATGACAGGCTTTAGTGTTAAACCTTACATTCCATGCCCCTTTGCTTTTGGAAGCCTTGACATCTATGCCCCACTCTTCCCTGAAGTATTCTTGAATAATCTCAAGCTCTTCCTTAGAACAGTGCGTAGTAATATCTGCAAAAAGAGAGGTAACTTCTCCCTCTTTATTTCTATTACATCTCATAGAACCATCATCCATAAACCAGAGTGCTAGCCCCTCTTCTGTCAGGAAGTCTAGTATTTTACGCGTATACACTTTTTTACCTTTAGGGTAAAGTACTCTGTGCATCTGGTTAAAATACTTGTGGGTCTTGCTAAATCTGAGCCCTCTGTAGGACTTCCTG